AAGAGTATCTCTCAAATATTTTGTATTTTTCATGATTCTTATCTTCAAAGTATTCAGAGGTATTATCCTTCTTCCCGTAGGGATGTATTTGATATATTCTCTGAATCATAGAGAGAGTTTGGTAAATACTCACAGTACCATGGAGGCGCCTCTTGAAGAAACTCACAGAGACTAAGTATTATCACATCTATCTCAAAGATAAGTGTGTACTCCCAAATCTTGAAGAGCAGAAATTTCAAGAGTCCTGGGAAATTCTCAACACACTCGTAGGAGTTATGAAGACTGATTATGAGCCCGAAGACTTATCGTGGGAGCTCGTTTCTCGACCGGACTATAGTGTAGAAGAGAACTCGTATTAACCGTATAGGGGTTTTGATTGACAACCTCTAAATATCGAAGTATAATGAAGATTGAAATGGAGTGACCTTATTTCATGGCTAAAGGATTTACAGTAAAGGCAGCACAACCCAAGAAGGGAAGTAAAAGTAATAATCAGGAATCCCCATGGGATTATCAAGCGATCAAGGAGAGAATGAAGGGTAAGAAGATTGTCTTCTGTCTCCCTGGTCGTGGTGTCAGTTATGTGTACCTTAAGAACTTTGTTCAACTTTGTTTTGATCTGGTTCAGAATGGTATGAGTATTCAGATTTCTCAGGACTATAGTTCGATGGTGAACTTTGCCCGGTGTAAGTGTCTGGGTGCAAACGTTCTTCGTGGACCTAATCAGATTCCTTGGGATGGTAAGTTGGAGTACGATTACCAACTGTGGATTGATAGTGACATTGTGTTCGACTCCAGTAAGTTCTGGCAACTGTGTGATCTTGCACTTGATGCAGAAGGGAATCAGAAAGAAATTGTTGCTGGTTGGTACAGTACAGAGGATGGTAAGACCACTTCAGTTGCACACTGGTTGGAAGAGGATGACTTCCGTAACAATGGTGGTGTCATGAATCATGAGATGGTTGATGGTATTCAGAAACGTCGTAAGCCCTTTACTGTTGACTACACTGGTTTCGGTTGGGTTATGATTCAGAAGGGAGTCTTTGAAGACTTTAATGAGGATGGTACGAAGAAGATGCCTTATCCTTGGTTTGCTCCGAAGATGCAAGTCTTTGAATCTGGTGCGGTTCAAGATATGTGTGGTGAAGACGTTTCGTTCTGTCTTGATGCAATCGAGGCTGGTTATGAAATCTGGTGTGATCCTCGTATTCGTGTAGGACATGAGAAATCCAGGGTTATCTGATTATCATTGGGTTTGTAATGAATGTGGTGGTAAGGGTTGTGACGACTGCCACAATGGTTGGGGATGTAATGGTCCTGAATGTGAAAAGTGTGATAGACTAGGAGAACCTAAAAACGGTAAACGACAAGGAGACTAATTATGGCAGCAATGAAAGACGGTAACTACATGCCGGGTAAACCCAAGAAGACCCGTCAGGGTCGTTCACAGTATACACTACTCAGTGCTACATCACGTAACAAAGCAAAGAAGAAGTACAGAGGACAAGGTAAATAATGTACTCGTTAAAGTTATACACCTATCTCGCTCCCAGTAAAGTCTGTGACGGGGTGGGTGTTTTTTCTTTGGTTTCAATTCCAGCAGATACTCTTATCTTTCAACCTGAGAAGATGAAGAAAGGAATGTGGTGGGAAGTCCCTGAAGAGATTCATGATTACCTGAAGTCATTGACTTACTATGATGAAGAGGGATTCTGGATTGATTGTGACTTAGATAAACTTGGTCCTCAGTATTATATCAATCACTCACTTTCTCCGAATGTGTCCTATAATAAAGACAATGGTTGTTTATACTCCACAAGAGATATCCAACCCAATGAAGAACTACTTGACTACTATTTCCCAGAAGAAAGACAATGGCTTATCTAAATCACAGTTTACCGGATTGGTCTTGTTACATTCGTAATGAGTTCCTGTTTAACCACCAAAGTGGACACGGTGAGGTCACTAAGGCGGATGTCCATAGTGTGGCCAGTATGGAGAAACGTGTCCCTCTGTTTGAAGCATTTCTAGAGAATGGTGTCAACTGGACAAGAAGACCTCTACATGCCTTCTGTTGGAAACCAGATGCCGTAATTGAACCTCTAGAGGACATTATGTACTGGGACTGCTTCAGTCCCTACATAGACGTTCAGAGACGACAGAGACTGGGTGGATTGCAGGCAGAGTTGATTCGTCCTGATGGAAGAAAAGTTCTGGGTGACTACATGTTCACGATGGACTGGTCATGGGAGAATAAAGGTGTTCCTGACCTGAACTACTCAGAGACACCAGAACATAAGTGTGCTCACCTCTTCAAGGTAGAGACTGGTAATTACTATGCATATCCCAACAATCGTATTATCTGGTATGACAATGCATGGACCTTTAATCGTATTAAAGAGAACCCTGGTTTCCAGATTGATACAACTGTTTATAGTGTAGAAAATAAGAGACGGATTGAAACGTCAGATGACTATATGTACGAAGTTACACAACTAGATAATATACCATATACAGATAAAAATGGATAATGACGAAAACCTTTTGAGGGAGATTGCTAATGACCAACTCACCCCTAAGAAAAAGAAAACCGTCAACACGGACGGTCTTTTTGAGACAACTGACTGCTCTCATCCTGATCATCAGTGTACTTGTGGTTCTCAACAGGTAACGTTGAACGAATTCTAAAATAACTGTCTAAATAAAGACAGTATTCTTGTACCGTTGTGCCAGTTCCAGTAGGTATTAGTCAGGGATTTAAGGACATTAGTGCCATATTTCAGATTAATCCTCTGAACAATGATTTGATTGCGATCCGTAATGCGAATGCAATTGCAAGATCAGTTCGTAATTTAATACTTCTAAAGAAAGGAGAGAAACCATTTGACCCCAACTGTGGTTCAGGTGTTTATGATCTCCTTTTTGAAAATATGGATGAAATGACAGCTTCTGTCATTCAAGATCAAATTATCGAAGTCATTAAAAACTACGAACCCAGAGTGGATCTTATTGAAGTTTTGGTTGTACCAAACTTTGAAACTACAGCAATGGATGTATCAATCAAGTATAACATTGTTGGAATTGATGTACCGGCACAAGAACTAACGTTAGCATTAGAACCCACTAGGTAAATGCCTTTAGTAAATTTTAGTAACTTAGATTTTGATCAGATAAAGACTTCCATTAAGGACTACCTTAAAGCGAATTCAAACTTTACTGATTACGATTTTGAAGGGTCCAACCTTTCAACCATTCTCGATGTGTTGGCGTACAACACATACATTACCTCATACAACGCCAATATGGTGACAAATGAGGTGTTCATTGATAGTGCTACGTTAAGATCCAACGTTGTCTCACTAGCCAGAAACGTTGGTTATCTCCCAAGATCCAGAAGATCAGCTCAGGCAAATATCAGTTTCTCTGTTGATGCCTCAAATACTCAGGCTTCTTCAATTACACTGAAGGAGGGTATTTGTGTCACCACATCTATCAGATTCGCAAACGATAACTACACATTCGTTGTTCCTACAGATATCACTCGACCTGTTAATGCTAACGGGTTTGCAAACTTTAATGATATCGAAGTTTATGAAGGAACGTGGATCACACAAACATTTACTGTAAGTTCCAGAAATCCCGATCAAAGATATATTCTCACCAACTCTGGTATTGATACCAGTCTGATTCAAGTT